TCCTTCGTCTCCGTCTCCTCGGAGTAGGCCGAGGAGACGGAGACGAAGGAGGCCGCGCTCTCCGCGAGGTCGGCGCGCAGCTCGATCTCGGCCTCGGAGAGGTTGCCGGCGGCGTTGGCCGCTACGGTCTGCGCCTCGGCCAGTCCGGTCGCTGCGCCGGCGGCGTTGCCCGTCGCCTCCGCGACCTCGGCCGCGTCCGCGGCTGCGCCGAGGATGATGCTGGAGGACGCGCCGGTGGCGCGCATGACGGAGGCGATCCCGTTGGCCTGGTTGTTCAGCTCGGTAGCCGCGTCCTTGGCGGAGTTCCCGAGCAGGTTGTTGTCCAGGATCGCCTGGGGGTTCTGCTGGAAGGCCTTCGTCTGCGCCGTGTTCGCGGCGTCGTAGGCAGCCTGGAGTTCTGCGATCGCGTCCTTGTTCCCCATGGCCGCATCGGTAACGGTCTGGAGGCTCAGGCCGAGATCGCGCGCCATGCGCAGCGTGCCGTCCTGCTGGAGGTTCTGCGCGACTAGCGCCTTGGTCTGGTCGGTGATTGCGCCAGTGGTCTGGTCCAGCGTGCCGCGCAACTCCTCCTGGCGCTTGTGCGCCTCGTAGGCGGACGCGGCGAACGTGCCAAGGAGCGCGACCGCGCCGACGACGGCAATCCCCCACGGCCCGCCGAGGAACCCGGAGACCTTGCCGAAGGCGGTCTTGAGGTTGCCGGCGGTCAGGCCGAGGCCCTCCATGGTCTCCTTGACCTCGAGAACCTTCTGGCCGGCCTCCAGGGCCGCTCCGCCCAGGGCGGTGATCCCGCCGGCCACGATCGCGGTACCCGCTGCGGCGGACTGCAACTCCTCCGGCAGCTCGTTGAAGGAGTCCACGGCCTCGGTGGCGAACTGCACGAGGTCGCGCAGAACCCCCGAGGCCCCCTCGCCGGAACTGATGAACGCCGTTTCCAGCGCGCCGCGGAGCTGCTCCAGGTCGCCCTTGAGGTTGTCCATGCGAGTAGCCGCGGTCTCGGCGGCGTAGCCGGTGTCGTTGACCGCTCCGGTCCACTTGGCGATCCCCACGGAACCCTGGGTGTAGAGGACGTTCGCGGCGCGGATCGCGTCCGAGCCGAAGATCGTCGCCAGCGCGGAGTCGCGCTGCTCCTGGGACAACCCGCCCAGAGCGGCCTGGAGCTGGCCGGCCAGGCGCTCCGTGCCGATGAACTGGCCCTGCGCGTCGTAGGCCGAGATCCCGAGCTGCTGCATGGTCTCGGCGGCTTCCTTGCTGGGGTTCGCCAGCGAGAGCAGCATGGTCTTGAACGAGGTTCCGGCGTCAGAGCCGATCAGGCCGGCGGAGGCGAAGGCCGCGAGGGTTCCCGTGCTCTCCTCGATCGAGAGCCCCATCTGGGAGGCCACGAGGCCGGACTGGTTCAGGGCCATGCCGAGGTCGGAGACCGAACCCTGAGCCTTGCCGGCTCCGGCGGCGAGGAGGTCAGCGATGTGGCTGACGTCCTTGCCCTTGAGGCCGAACTGCACCATCGCGGACGCGGCGGTCTCCGCGGCCTCTCCGACGTCGACCCCGCCGGCGGCGGCGAGGTTCATCGCGCCGGAGAGTCCGCCGGCCAGAATGTCGGCCGTGGAGACGCCGGCCTTGGAGAGTTCCTCGATCGCGCCGGCGGCTTCCGTTGCGCTGTACTGCGTCGACTTGCCGGCGTCGATCGCGGCCTTGCGCAGCAGGGCCATGTTGCCGGCGGTCTCGTGGGTTGCCGCCTGCACGTTGGACATGGCCTGGTCGAAGTCTGCGAACGACTTGACCGCCACTCCGCCGGCGGCGACCGCGGCCAACCCCATGAGCTGCATGGAACGCCCGACGCGCGCCAGGGAGTCGCTGCGCTTGGCGTCGCGCGCGGCCTGCTCGCGGTAGGCCTGCGCCTCGAAGGAGGCCATCTGCCGCTGTGCGGCCTCGACCTTGGCGAGTTCCCGCTCGAACACCTTGGCCGACGCCTCGGCGGACTTGAACCCGCGCTCGAACCCGGTTGCGTCGGCGTTGAGCCTGATGTTCAGGTCGCGGTTGTTCGCCACGTCATCCCTCCTCGGGGTGTGCTTGGCCGGCGCGGAGTTCCCGGAGGCAGCGCGGACACTCCGCCGCTGCTCCGCGGACGAGGTGGACGTGCGCTCCGCGGCCGGCCGCTTGGAAGTCCTCGGACTGCTGCGCGGCCTCGATCAGCGCCGCGCCAGGGTGAACGCTGACGTGGGCGTGGTAGGCGCGTCGTGCGCCGCCACGCTCCTCGTCCCAATCGTCGGGGTGGGTTCCGTCCGGGTAGCGACGGGACTCGTGCGCCGACCACGCCAGCGCCGCGTCCTGGTCGTTCTGGTTCCAGGAGAGGAACACTGAGAGCGCCAGGCCGCGAGGTCCGCAGTACGCCATGCGTGCGGCGAACAGCGGGTCGCGGCTCAGGCGAAAGGGATTCGCTCGTCCGGTGCGGCGACGTTCAGCCCGATCAGGCGGTTGGCGAGGTTCACCCGTTCCCCGTAGGACCACGAGCCGGAGTCGAGCTGCTCGCGCCAGAACTCCTCATCGCGCAGATCCTCCTCCTGCACGCACGCCACGATCAGCGCCGGCAGGTTCGCGGTCAGCTTGGCCGGGTCGACCTCGCCGTCCTTGCCGGTGAAGTCGGTTTGCAGCGCCTCGAAGTCTCCGGGCGAGCACGCGATGAACTCCACGTCGGCGTAGAACTCGGCCAGCTCCGCGCGGACGCCGGCCAGCTCCTCGGTGACCCGAGCCCTGGCGTCCTGGTCGCCACGGGCCTCGGCCATGAGGAGTTCTCGTTCGAGACGGTTGGCCCGTGCCACCGTCTCCGTCGCGTCCGAGAGCGCGACGGAGACGGTGACACGACGGCGAGCCTTGCGGGCCAACCGGTCTCGCAGCTCGCTCACGCAGGCACCGGCAGGAGGACGTCCTCCGCCGGCTGCTGCTTGATAGCGAACCCCACGGTGAGCTGCATGGCCGTGTCCGAGACGGAACGGACCTTGCCGACCGAGCCGACCTCGATAGCGAACACGTCGCCGGTGTCGGTGGCCGCGCCGTAGCCGCCGTCAGCCACGATCAGGAACCCCTTGGTGCCGCGGGGCAGGATGGTGCGGACGTCCTGGCCGTCCTCGCTGGCGTAGAAGGTGATCGTGGAGTCGTCCGACGTGGTGCGCCCGGTGATCCGGCTGGTGTAGCGGGTTCCCAGGTCGGGAGTGTCGATGAACCCCGAGGTCACGTTCCAGCCGGCGACGTCGGCCACGTCGTCCGAGAGCCGGATGCCGGCTCCGAGTTCGGCGGCGGTCGGCTTGAGGTAGCCGGCATCCTTGGCGTTCAGCGTGGCGGCGGCGATGACCGGGACGAACAGGATCTCGGTGATCCCGGCGTTGAAGAACCGCTGCGCCTTGGGTGCGTCAGTGACGGGCATGTGGGTTGTCTCCGTTCAGGTTCAGGGTATGGCGGCGGTGTTGTGGGTCAGTCGGACTTGACGGCCCGCGAGGGGGCCGGAGCCTTCTGCGCGGCCTCGACGTCGGACTTGCTCGCCTCGGTCCAGCCGGGCAGCCGCTCCAGCGCGGTCTTGCTCAGGTAAGCGAGACCCTCGACACCCTTGTGCTTCGCGTACACGAACTCAGCCATGTGGTCCTCCTCAGAACCCGTTGCGGCGCAGCACGTCATCCACGGCTGCGAGTAGTGCCCGTTCGACGCCGGGGGATCCGGCCTCGACGGCTGGTTGCAGGAACGGCCGGAACGGCTCGTTGACCCACACCCACTGTTGACGGAACCTCTCGCTGGCGAACACCGGGTGACGGAACCCGATGCGCCGGCTGTCCCGTGCTCGCGCGAGCAATCCCTCGTAGGGCCGCGCGTGGTCGGCCTTGGCCGCGGAGACCGTGATCCGCACGCCGGCCTTGTTCCCGGCGAACCGGATCCGGCTGGAGATCGCGCCGGGGATCCTCGTGGACCAGGAGGCGCGAGCCTTCGCGTCCGCGACGATCGGTGCCGCCGCGAGCCGGAGTGCGGAGCGGGTCTGGCGCTGGAGCTGGGAGGGGATCCGGTTGAGGGCCTCGCGCAGCACCGCGGCGTTGGCGACACCGGCGGAGATCCCGTCGCTGTCGTTGCTGATCCCCCGGCCGCGGTTCGTCTCCGGCAGTTGCCGGCGGGCGTTGCCGTAGGCCGGACTCACCGCAGGATCCGCCCGGTCAGGGAGAACGACAGCTCGGCCACGGCTCCGTCGCGGGTCTGCTCCTGCTGAAGGTTCAGGCTCTCTCCGAACCCCAGCCGGTCCACCGCGCCGGCCAGCGGGCGCTGGAGCGCGCAGAGGGCCGCGATCACGTCCAGCACCTCCTGGACGCGGGCGCGGCGGGCGGG